AGCAATATCAGATAGATCTGGACAACAATTTCCATATAGAGAAATGAGAACAGAATGGAATGGTTCTTTTGTTCATTATACTGAATATGAAGCTAAACATCCTCAATTAGATCCAAGACACCATAAAGCAGATGCTCAAGGTTTAAGAAATGCTAGAGCAGACGTAAGACGTGGAACTAGTGTAGATGTTGATTTAGATTTATATTATTGGAGTGGGCAGTTTGCAGTCTCTAGTCCAGGAAGCATGCTGCCTGAAGTTAGTGGAGATGTAATTAATTATAAAAGACAAGCTAATATAGCTTTAGGAAAGGTAACTATATCTATATCATGACATACAGTGAACTAGTGTCAAAAATTAGAAGTTATACAGAAGTAGACTCATCAGTTTTAACTGATACTGTCGTTAATGGATTTATCAGAGATGTTGAATATAGAATTTTTAGAGAAACAGATGCTGACTATTCAAGAGAATATGCAACATCTTATTTTACAGCAAACAACCCATACGTAGCTTTACCAAATGATTCAGGTGGAGAAGGCTCAACTACTACAAGAAGAGCTTTAATTGTAAGATCAGTAATTGCTACAAATACATCTTCAGATCAAATAGCTTTACAACCAAGAGATGATACATTTATTACAGAATATAATGAAACAGCTTCAACTGGATTTCCTAAATATTATGCAATGTTTAGAGAAAATTCTATATTTGTAGCCCCTACACCAGATCAAGCTTATCCTGTACAATTAGAATATGTTTATACACCAGATTCATTAACAGCTACTCAACCTAATACTTATATAAGTGATAATGCACCTAATTTATTATTATATGGGTGTTTAGTTGAAGCTTATGGCTTTTTAAAAGGTCCGATGGATATGTACAAGTTATACGAGGACAAGTATAATAGTGCATTACAAGGATTTGCGTTAGAACAAACAGGTAGAAGACGCAGAGACGAGTTTCAAGATGGTGTGTTACGTATTAAAATTAATTCACCATCACCATAATAACTATAAGGAGTATAAAAAATGGCAATTACACAAGCAGTATGTAACTCATTCAAACAGCAGTTACTAGAAGGAACGCATAATTTTGCAACAGGCGGAAACGTATTTAAATTATCTTTGTACAACACAACAGCTACTTTAGATGCAACAACTACAGTTTACACTTCAACTAATGAAGTGACAGCTACAGGACAATACACAGCAGGTGGCGGAGTATTAACTGGACAACAAACATCTTTAGATACAGGTGTGGGCATCGTTACTTTTTCTAATTTATCATTCACTGGTGTTACACTAACAGCATCAGGAGCGTTGATTTACAATTCAAGTGCAACGAATAAAGCAGTATGTGCATTATCTTTTGGTAGCGCTCAAACGGCAACGGCAGGAACATTTACAATCATATTCCCATCGTTTACATCGTCAGCAGCTATTTTAAGAATTGCGTAATTAATTTAGGAGGATTAAGTGGTTATTTAATAAATAACCACTTGGTCATTTAACTGTTGGCCAGTCTCCTAATAAGTAGGGGAAACTATGGCAGATATAACAGTAAACGTAACTACACCAGGTAGTCCAACTACTTGGGGAACAGATACTTGGGGTTCTTATTCTTTTGGACAAATCACAGGTCTAAATAGTAATCAAAATTCAATATCTATTACAGCAGACGCTAATACAACTTTAACTACCAACTTAATTAATTCTACTATAAATTCAGTATCATTAATTTTATCTCCGAATATAAGTGTTACTGGCAATTTAATTAATTCAACATTAGGTTTTGCAACTGGAAGTATACCTGTAGATGTAAATGTAACTACTCCTGGAAGTCCAACAACTTGGGGACAAAGCAGTTGGGGCTCTTATTCTTGGGGTCAAATTACAGGAATGTCTGCAGATCTTGGCAATGAATCTGTTGATATAATTACTGAAGTAAGAGTAAGTACAAATATCATCACTTCAAATGTAGGCTCTGTTTCAATAACTGCTTCAGCAAATGTTAATCTAAGTACAAATTTATTAAATGTTTATTTAGGAAATGAAACTACATCAGCAGAAGCTAATATAACTTTAAATACTAATACTGCTTTGACTACAGCAGTAAGATCAGTATCTATAACTGCAGACGATAATACCACATTAAATACAAATTTAATTAATTCAACAACAAATACTGTTACTATTAACATAGCAAAAGATGTTTTTGCTAGTACTAATATATTAACAACCTTAGTAAGATCAGTATCTATAATAGCAGATGCTAATACAACTTTAACTACTAATATTGCCTTAACTACAGCAGTAAGATCTGTAGCTACTACTGGAACTGCAAATGTTTATGCAAACACAAATATATTAAACACAACTGTAAATTCAATATCTATTACAGCAGATGCCAATAAAACACTTACAGGTAATTTATTAAACACTACTTTAGGAAACGAAATTATAGAAATAGGTACAGATGTAGTATTATCTACTAATATAATAACTTCAGCAGTAAGGTCAGTTACTGTTGCTATAAATAAAGAAGTGTATTTAACAGGCCTTAATTTAACCACTTATGTTGGAAACACTATTATTTATGCCTGGGCCGTAGTTGATATAAATACTACTAATAACTGGATAGTTACAAGTACCAATACAACTAATACTTGGAAAGTGGTTGACATAGCCGCCTAAAGAAACTAAAATTAGCTAATAATACTATATTTTAAAACAAATTTATGGCATCTTCTTATTCTACAGACCTCAAACTAGAATTAATGGTGACAGGGGAAAACTCTGGCACGTGGGGCGACAAAACAAATACAAATTTAAACTTACTTGACCAAGCTGTAACTGGTTATCAAAATATAGTATTAACATCTACTAATACTACATTAGTAATGACAAATGCTACAGTATCTAATGCTAGAAATGCTGTACTCAAATTAACAGGAACAATAGCTGCAAACTCTACAATATATGTAGCTACAGGAATTACAAAAACTTATCTTATAGATAACCAAACATCTGGTGCTTTTACTGTTGCTGTAAACCAAGTAGGTGGTGCTTCTGTAATATGGGCAACAACAGATAAAAGTTTAAAATCTATTTATTTAAATGGAACAGATGCCGTTGATACTGGTTTAATAAGTGCAACAGGTGTTGCTACATTAACCAATAAAACTTTAACTTCACCAATAACTAATAATGGTACTTCAAATACTGAAACAATAAATACACCTATTATTTTAAATGCTGGATATATTCAAGATGCAAATAATAATGAATATATTAAATTTGCATCTACAGCATCAGCAGTAAACGAAATAACATTTACTAATGCAGCAACTGGAAACAATGCAGATTTATCAGCAACAGGTAATGATACTAATCTTGGTATAAATTTTACTCCAAAAGGAACAGGTGCAATAACATTTAATGGTACTGGAAAAATTCAACAAGTTTTAGAAAAAACTACTACAACTGCTGTAGCACTTACAGGAACAGCAAATTATGATTTATTAACTCAAGCTGTTTTGTATTATACAACAGCAGCAACAGGTAATTTTACAGTTAATTTTAGAGGAAGTTCTACAACTGCTTTAAATTCAATATTATCTGTCGGAGATGCTGCAACAGCTGCTTTTCTAACAACCCAAGGAGCAACAGCTTATTATACAACTTTTGTAACTATTGATGGCACTTCAACAAACGTATTAACTAAATGGCAAGGTGGATCAGCACCTACAGCTGGTAATGTTAGTGGCATAGATGTTTATTCTTTCACAACAGTCAAAACAGCAGCATCAACATACACAGTATTAGCATCGCAAACACAATTTAAGTAAGAGGATAAGAAAAAATGCCTTTAAACTCAACACGCGGAGCAGCTTCTTCAAAAGGATTTGGATTTACAGCTGGAGCAGCTGGATGGAATGGATCTCTTGATTATTTAGTAGTAGGTGGAGGAGGTGGAGCTTCTGGTGCACCTGGTGGTGCAGGTGGAGGAGGAGGTGGAGCTGGAGGATATAGAGCAACTACATATGGACCTGCTCCTTTAAATGCTTCAGCAGTTACAGGTGTTGCACCAGGAACTTATACAATTACAATAGGTAGTGGAGGAAGCGGAGCAGATAGTGGTGCAGTTGGACAAAACGGACAAAATTCTGTTTTAGCTCCAGGAGCACCTTGGTCAATAACTGCAGCTGGTGGTGGAAGAGGTGGTAGATATCCAAACGTAGCTGGTGCCGCAGGGGGATCAGGTGGTGGTGCTGGTAATAATGATAATCAAGGAACAACTCAGGGTGGAGCAGGAAATACTCCATCTTCAATCCCACCTCAAGGAAATGCTGGTGGACAAGCAGGGTGGGCAAACGGAGCTGGCGGTGGCGGTGGAGCAACTGCAGTTGGAGGACAAGGATCTTTTAATACTTTCGGTCCAGCTCCTCTAAAAGAGAAAGGTGGAGATGGTGGAGCAGGAGCACCTAATACAATAACAGGTACTCCAACTGCAGTATTTTATGCAGGTGGAGGAGGTGGAGGTGCAATTTCTTTTGGAGGTTCTGGTGGACAAGGTGGAGGAGGTGCTGGCACTATAGCTGGTCAAGGCGCTGGTGGACAAGGACAAGCAAATACAGGTGGTGGTGGAGGAGGAGCTAATAATGATGTTGGAACTCCAGGAGGATCTGGTGGTTCTGGTATAATAATTGTAAGAGCTCCAAAAGCTGCTGCACCTAAATTTTCTGTTGCTCCAGGTACAAATACAAAAACAACAGCTCCAAATGGAGATGTAGTAGCAACATTTACGGTTTCAGGACAATTAACTATAACTTAATATGGCACATTTTGCAGAAATAGACTCAGATAATAAAGTAATAAGAATATTAGTTGCCTGTAATCAAGATATTGCTAATAATGGAGGAGAATTATCAGAACAAGCTGCAAAACATTTTGAAACAATAGTTCCATTATCTGAAAATGGAATAAAATGGATACAGACTTCTTATAATAATAATTTTAGAAAACAATATGCTGGAGAAGGTGATACTTATGATCCAGTAAAAGACGTTTTTATAAAACCTCAACCATATCCTTCTTGGATATTAAATTCTAATAATGATTGGGAATCTTCTGTTTTATTTCCAAGTATTACAACATACGGAAATAATGTATATTATTCAATTAGTTGGGAAGAATCTAATCAAAGATGGATTGGAAAAGATAAAGAATTAAACGAATTTGCTTGGATACCTTCATCTTTATCTTGGGTTGCAACTGGTAATTAAACTTTACTTTTATTAAAAAATTTACTATAAACACTGTAGAATGAATCTACAGAATTATTATTATTATTTTAAAAGTGCACTTACTCCTAGATTTTGTGACGAAATAATTAAACGTGGAAAACTAGAACAAGAACAAATTGCTTTAATAGGGGGAAGACAAATTAATGAAAATAAAAAAATATCTAAAAAGATAGTTAATGATTTAAAAAAATGGAGAAATTCAAATATTGCATGGTTAAATGATGCTTGGATTTATAGAGAAATACGTCCATATGTGCAACAAGCAAATGTAGCTGCAGGTTGGAATTTTGATTGGGATTGGTCAGAATCCTGTCAATTTACTAAATACAGTAAAGATCAATTTTATGATTGGCATAGTGATTGTTTTGATGTGCCTTATCAAAGTAGTAATAAAAATTTTAATGGTAAAATTAGAAAGTTATCGGTTACAGTTTCTTTATCTGATCCTAAAGATTATAAAGGTGGAGAATTAGAATTTGATTTTAAAAATACTGGAAAAGATATCCCTTCAATTAAAATATGTGATGAAATTAAATCAAGAGGTTCTATAGTTGTATTTCCTTCTTTTGTATGGCATAAAGTTAGGCCAGTAACAAAAGGAACTAGATATTCATTAGTTATTTGGAATCTTGGATACCCATTTAGATAGAAATATGAGTTTTAAAAAAAATAAATATATAATTATAAAAAAAGCAATATCAGAAGAACTTGCTAAATTTTGTTATGATTATTTTATAATGAAAAGACAAGTAGCAAGAACGATGTTTGATACAAAATATATAAGTCAATTTACAGAATATTTTGGTGTATGGAATGATCAGCAAGTTCCAGGAACATATTCACATTATTCTGATATTGTAATGGAAACATTACTTGTTAAATTACTTCCTGTAATGGAAAAAGAAACAGGATTAAAATTAAATCCAAATTATTCATATGCAAGAATTTATAAAAAAGGTGATGTACTTGATCGCCATAAAGATAGATTTTCATGTGAAATATCTACAACCATGCATTTAGGTGGTGGATGTTGGCCAATATATTTAGAATCAGATGCATCATTAGGTGGTTTAGATGAAAAAACAGGAAAATATATTCCATCCAAATCTAAAGGTATTAAAGTATTATTAGAAGCTGGAGATATGTTGGTTTATAGAGGAAATGAGTTAGAACATTGGAGAGATAAATTATCTTTTGATGATTGTGGACAAGTATTTTTACATTACAATAATATTGAAACAAAAGGTTCTAAAGAAAACATTTATGATAGAAGACCTCATTTAGGTTTGCCAGCTTGGTTTGTAAAAAATGAGTAATACATATGATTTTTGGTTTTGGGAAAATGTTTTTAATAAAAAACAAATAACTGAAATAAATAAATTTATTGAAAAAAATTTTGATAAATTTGAAGATAAAGAAAATGCTGCTGTAGATAATAATAATAATTCTAAAAAAAATTCTTTAGTTAAATGTATTCAATGGCATAAAATTAAACCATTATTAAATTACGCACATACACTTGCAATATCATCAGCAAGAATGAATTTTGGTTATGATGTTTTTGAAGTATCCGATATAGATAGTTGTTTATTAAATACATATTCTTATAAAAATAAATCAAAATATGATTGGCATGTAGATATGGATAGATCAGATTTATATGATATTAAATTAACTGTTTTAATTAATTTATCTTTAAATTCATTTGAAGGAGGGGATTTTAAACTATTTAAAACAAATGAATTTATAATTCCATATTTGAAAAATCCAGGAAATATGATAATGTTTAAATCACAAATTAATCATTGTGTAACTCCAGTTACAAAAGGAGAAAGAAAAACTTTTACAATTTTTGTAAAAGGACCAAAATTTAGATGATAAAGTTTAAATCTCTTATTCCTGAAATATTAAAACAAAATCCAATTAAAAAATGTAAACCAAATGATTTTAAATGGTTTAATAAAACTTTAGAAGATTTAAAAAGGAATGGACCTTTTAATATCCATATTGGTCGTTGTCCTGGAATTATAAGTATTTTAAATAAAGGTTGGATTCAATATAGTTATCAAGATTTTATAATAGAAACAAATGGAGATCTTGAAAGTTTTAAATGGTATTCAGAAATAGATCAAAAAAAATTAAAAAATGGTAATTTTTTAGGTGATTATATTAGTAGTCATCCAAAAGAACAACTACAAAAATTTAAACCTTTTTTAGAAAATACATTACATGCAATAATAAAAATTCAAAGTCCTTGGGTAGTTTATATTCCAGATGGCTATTCTTTATTGTCTATGCCTATTCCATATAATGATGATGTTAGATTTACAGCAGCAACTGGGTTTTTAAAAAAAATGAGTTTTTGTAATGTTCAAATATATTGGCATAGATTAAATAGTAAAGAATTAATAAAAAAAGGAACTCCTTTATGTCAGTATCTTCTTTTTAAAGATGAAGAAATTGATTTTGAAATATCAAAAATGAATAAAAATGACATATCTCATTTAAAAAAATTAAGAAATACAAGATATATCCGCCACTAAAATTAGACAAAGTTTAAACATACTTAAATAAATGATATACTAGGCATAAATATGCCATTAAAAAAGATACCATTAAATCCAGGCTTTAATAAACAATCTACACCTTCTCAGGCAGAAGGACAGTGGATTGATGGGGATATGATCCGTTTTCGTTATGGATCCCCTGAAAAAATAGGTGGTTGGCAACAAATTACAAATAAATTAATGGTGGGAGCCGCTAGAGCTCAATGGACGTGGAGCGATTTAACTGGAAGAAGATATGCAGCTATTGGAACAACTAAATGTTTATACGTTTATGATGGTGATTCTATTTATGATATTACCCCATTAGATACCGCAAGAAACGTAACAGGCTGTACCTTTACTTCTACAACAGGATCTACAACAGTTACAGTTAATGCAACAAGTCATAATTTATTAGTTGGAGAATTATTTTTATTTAGTGCTGTAACATTACCAGGAAGTCCTAGTACTGGATTTGTTGCTTCTGATTTTACAACTAATACTTTTGAAGTAGTAGATGTTCCAACAATTAATACATTTAAAATTACAATGGCAAAAGCAGAAACAGGAACAGGAATGTCTTCTGCAGGGTCTTCAACAATTACTCCATATTATTATATTGGACCAGTTAGTTCCATAGCAGGATATGGTTGGGGTGCTGGACCTTATGGAGAAGGCACTTGGGGAACACCACGAACAACTTCTAATGCTACAATAAAAGCAGGACAATGGTCGTTAGATAATTTTGGTGAAGATTTAATTGCAACCATTTATAATGGTAGTACATTTATTTGGTACCCTAATGCTGGATCAGGAATTAGTACTAGAGCATCTTTAATTCCAAATAATCCAACAGCATCTGTTATGACAATCGTTTCAGATCAAGCAAGACATTTATTACATCTTGGAACAGAAACAACTATTGGAAATCCGTCAACACAAGATCCAATGTTTATAAGATTTTCAGAAACAGAAGATTTAGAAGTATATGAACCTACCTCTACAAATACTGCAGGTACATTTAGATTAGATGACGGAACATCTATTATAGGTG